CGGCCGAAAGAGCGCCAGCGGCGATGACTGCGGGATCGAGAATTGATGCGCCCTGCGTGAGGCGGATGTAGCTGCTAGCCTGAGACCAGAGAACAGCGGCGGTTGTATCCACGAGATCCGGCGAGGTCTCGACCTCCACCGCTGCAACTACAACGAAGACCACGAACGTCCCGCCTGCGCCACCTGCACGGACGCCAACTGAGATGCTCGTGCTACCAGCTCCCGGCCCGAGAGCCGAAGCGACGAGTGCGATAGCTGCAGCCCCGTCGAGCAGGTTCTTGCTGCCGGTTGTGGCGGCAGGGCCGACCACACGAGAGACCATCGCGCGGCTGCCTCCCTCCCGGAAGTACACGTCCAGAGCGTCGTACAATACGCTGTACGAAACGCGCTGGCCGTAGATGCGTTCGTAATCCGCCATGCTTCCGATCAACTGTGGGGTGATCGGCCCAGCGTCGGTCAAGCCGACGGTGTGCCAAAGCCCAGTGTCGGTCGGAGCCGACCTTGGCGGCGGAGTCGAACGCTGGATGACCGAAACGCCAGGGCGAAACGACATCAGCTACCACTCCCTTCCTTCTTCGACTTGCTTTCTTCCTTCACGGGCACTAGCCGACCATCGGCCACCATGCTCGCATCGTACTCGGACAGCTCGCCCGAGATATCAACGATGTCGCCAGGGGCCACCGGGCGGCCATCGTCTAGTGAGTCGGCATGCAGGCCGACATATTGGTGCTTGGCCACTATGGAACCTCCTCAATCTGATCGACGATGTTAGTCTCAATGATAACATCGTCGGCCGTTGGCCACTGACTACCCGGCATCGCCGGGTCTGGGTCGTCCGGTTCTGCCGGCCCGCCCCAACTTGTAACGACGTCATCGACAAGGACGCGAAAGACGAGACGCGCAGATCGCAGCGACCTCGCTTGATCGTCCGTCGGTAGATCGTCGTAAATTTCATCAACCCATTCGACGCCTGCAGCATTGCCTCCGATATCTGGCTTTTGCAGCAACAGAGCTCGAATTGCAGCCCCGTAGACATCGGTGATTTGTCTGCTGGCTTCCTCCGTAGATGCAGAAGCGATAATGCCAATCCCGATTGCCCACCAAGCCGTATGCACCCCGTCGCCATGTTTGATTGGTTCGTCAGCGAGACCGGAGTTGACGACAACGATCATCGGCAACTGATCTTCCGGGAATTTATCGAATTGATTGCGACTGGTGACGCTCTTTGGCATGGGGATTCTATCCATCTGTCCGAAGAATTGACGCTCGACCTCTCTGATGTAAGTGGGCATCCACTCTTCGATTTGAGCCTTGATGACATCCTCAAGCTTCTGCGCAACGTAGATGGGTTCAAAGATTGAAGTCATTAGTGGTATCCCATCGCCCTCAACAGTTCGTCTTCGCAGATCTTAGCCCATCGAGCTACGTCGCGCTCGTGGAACGAAATGAACGGGCGCGCGGGGATTCCCTTGTCGTCATCTCCGAATTGATGAGTGCCTGCGTAGGGCAGGGTCGTACCTAGCTCGACGCTATCTCTTGTCACGACTAGAACCTGATTGCGACTACGCCTCTTCGTGAAGGCATTCATCAGTCTGCCCCGTGCAATCAAGATGCGAGGATTAAGTCCACGCCTGCGCTTTGCTCGGATCGTATCTGGATCGAGATGCGTCCAACTACCGCCGTAGCGCCGACCCTGTGATTTGAAGGTAGCGTCGATTACCCTCATCATGTCGTCAGCGATCTTTTGATTGGCAGGCTTCATATTTGTGGCCCGTGCTGCCCCGCGCAGCATTCTGGCCCGAACCTGATCGGCACCAAAGAGACGGATGTGGGGAAGGTAGGCAGACACTAGAACTTCTTTGTCCAGAGAGGCTCAGCCGTCGGGAATCCGAAGGCGATGTTGGGCGGGGCATCGGCACCATCAACAACTTCTGCCTTCTCCCGCTCGATCGCTCCAATCAAAGCGTCCCATTGCTTATCAAACATTCGCTCCATCTCTTCGTATGCCGTTCGATCAGTACCGACTTGCTCAGAGAAGTAGCTCATTTCGACTAGCATCGCTGCGCCGAGAGAGATCAAGTCGCGAGCGATATCCCAGCCACCCTCGGGGATGTCATCGTCGGCGCGCGAGAGAACGAAGCTCTGTGCCTTCTCGATCAGCAACAGAACTTCATTGCCAGTCGGACGAGTGTTGCTATTGAATGTGCCCACTTCGTTCCCGAACGTATCCTTAGTTCGAGCGCGGAGGATAGCCGCAACTTCGGAGACTGTCGGAGTAAACGGGAACCCAATGGCAGTCTTGCGATGTACCGGCACTGTCGCAGTTTCAGTTGCCCCGATACCATCGACAAAGACGACTCGATACCAGCCCTCTTCTAGCGTAGCGTTGGGCGTCGTAAAGTTGCGAGTCTGCGGGTTGGCCGGATCCGTGTCTACGGGGGAGAGCGTGACAGAGTCGATTTCTACCCAAGGCCCGGACTGAGCGACAGACTCTTCGATCCTCGCCAGCGTCCACGGCTCATTGTCGTATCGAGCGATGGGGGTATAGTCAGTCAAACTGATAACGAACATTATGGCCTCCCAACCGACGGCACGGCGATCCTGCCCGAGGGCGAGTGCGGGAAATGATCGATTTGCAAGGTACGAATGATGTATGCTGCAGTCATTGTCTTGCCGATACGACCGATCACGGTGTAGTTTGACGTAACAGATTTTGTCGCAGAGCGTCGGATCATGTACGATGCTGAGCGAGATTTGGAGACCGAAATTCGGATGTTGTACGAGACAGGCAAAGTTTTCGTCACAATGCCAAACTGAATGACCGAGTAGGCAGATGTCAAAGTTTGAGATACCGAATTTTTGATGGTATAGGTGGGCGTCAATGTTTTCGGTGTCGCCCTTTTGATGGTGTACGACGCGCTCAACACCTTCGTGGCGGAGACACGAACCATGTACGATGCAGCGAGCGACTTCGCGATGGATGCCTTTATGTTGTAGGTAGGAGTGAGAGTCTTCGGCAACGACACTCGGATGTTATAGCTCGATGTGACGGTCTTCGGGATCTCTCGCTTGATATTGTACGTCGAACTAATCGTCTTGGCAATCTGGCGTTGGATGCTATACACAGCGCTGAGAGTTTTGTTAACGGTACCGAACTGAATGATCTGGTAAGATGGAGACAGAGATTTGATGATGGAGACTTTGATTGTATAGCTAGAGGCAAGGGCCTTCGCAACCGAGACTCGAATCATGTACGTCGCCGACAAAGTCTTCGGAATCGACTTCTTGATGATATATGACGCGATAAGAGTCTTGGGCACCGCACTGGTAGATCCAATGTTGTAGGACGCCGACAGAGTCTTCAAAATCGACTTCCTGATGGTATATGTAGCAGACAGAGTTTTCGGAATCTGCTTGATGATATTGTAACCTGATGTGACGTTCTTCAGGATCGACTTTTGAATGTTGTACGAAGCGCTGAGAGTCTTAGGCTGCGACTTCTTGATGATATATGAAGGCGATAGAGTTTTGGTAATCGCCATCCTGATGGTATATGTAGCAGACAGAGTTTTCGGAATCTGCTTGATGATATTGTAAGTAGCCGAGAGAGTCTTCGCTACTCGACCAACGATGTTGTAAGTAGAGGTTAGCGTTTTCTGAACAGGGCCAATAGCCGGAGAAACGTAATAGGCGAGACTAGCTCGCGGCCCGTATTTGACGATGAAGTAAGTTGACGGTATAGTCTTGACAATCGCTTTTCGAATTGTATAAGACGCCGACAACGTCTTCGATACCGGAGTCGTCCCGAGAAAGTAAGAGGCCGTTAGACTCTTGCTGACAGAAGTACGAATGTTGAAGGTTGAGGCGAGAGTCTTCGGGATCTGCTTCTTGATATTGTAGGTGGCCGTCAAGGTTTGCACTACCGGAACGATGGCCGCTGCAGGTCGGATCGCGATGGTGAAGGCACGTGAGTCTTCTGCCGCCATCGTGAATGCGCCTGGATCCTCAGATCCCGCGAGCAACTGCCTCCAGGCCGTAGCAATTCCCGCGCCAGCGGTGTTCGCCCATCGAGTGTTAAGAAACCCGCTGTACCCGGCAGGGCCTGCCGTGACCGCGACATTGGCATCGTTGCCTATTGCTGCGATCCACAATGTCTCTTCCGTCGCCCAGTTGGCAGGATCGAGACTATCCGGATTCGGGTTGGCAGATGTAGCAGTTACGCCAGTAGAGATCGCAGGAGCAGTAGTGAGATGTGCACCCCGAATGCAGAGGATCTGATGTCCACCCGCCTCTGACCCGGTGGTTAGCACAACGTTGCCTGTCTCGCCCCCGGCTGCCCGCTTCCAAGCTACATATACCTCACAAGCGGTTCCGCTAGCCTCATCCTTTATCTCGGTCCAACCGCCAGGTTGTGAGACTGCTGTATTGCCATCGACACATCCGATCCAGAGTAAGATGTCGTTGAGAAGAATGCCGCCTGCCGGGGTCGGCAGAGGAACGTTGTGTGTAGTTGCATTTCCGGTGTCGGCAAGAACCGAAGTAGCTACAACATCCGGGTAAAGATCTGCGATGTTGTAGCTCGCAGTAAGAGTCTTCGTAACAGGAGTAGGGCCACCAGCGGGTGCCCAAGCGATAATCGCCGTCTGGACATGCTGGCCACAAGATGCATTGAAGGTCATGTCGAGTGCGATAGCTGCAGCAGTGGCCTGCACAAACCGCTCCGTGTAGACATGCTGTTGCGAAGTACCGTCAAAACCAGTCGCATCCGAAGTTGCGGCAGGCGAAGTATCGGCCGTAATGGGACGCAAATCAGCGTTCGTGTCGGTCGTGAACCCTGCCCTAACGAGAGCACCATTAACAGCGGGAGTAATAGATGGAGACGTATAGGTTGCCACGAAGGTGGCTCTGTCAGCAGCTGAAGGAATTGTCCCCGTCAGAGTGCCATCGCCGCCCGCAGCAGCATTGGCAAGATACGTGTAGTTGGGTGCAGCAGCCGTTGTGACGATCGGGAATGTCCATGACGCTCCCTCGCCCGAAGCCACCTTGGTAAAGAGCCACATTCGAATACCGAAGTCCGCACCATCGTCAACAGTCGCTCTTTGCACCCATCCGGCAGGTGGTGAGGAGATAACCGCATCGAATGGCACATCCTCGATGACAATCCAGACGTCCATGACGTCGCCATCGACGGTTCCGGACGGCTTGGTAACAACTACGTTCTTGTTGGCACCTGAGCCGGTTTCCGGAGTGCGTGGTGTCCAGGCCATTTAGGGCTGGAGCCTCTCCCACGCGCCCGCATCACAGAAGCCCGAGTTTTGCGGCCTCGTCACGAGGTCGATATCGGTGGTGACGAATCCGGAGCAGGTGGCGGTCGGGATCTTATTGTCAGCGACACCGGCTGCTCCGCTGAGCGCGAGGTTCATCGTATTTGCTGGAGCGAGAGCTGCATTGACGAACGTCGGGTCACCGATGGTTTCATTGCCGCCGCAACCGGTGTGGCCACCGTTATCGGTGCTCCAAGTGTTGTAGGAGAACGTGAACACTCCAGTCGTACCAGCGTCGCAACTCGTGGGGGTAACGCCAGCAGCGATATGAATCGAGCCGATGTTGCCCTTCCAGTTCCAGTCGGCGCCACCCTGCTCCATCGACTGTCCAGGGCCAATACCATCAGGGTCGTCTTTCGCCCAAGCGATGTTGTAACCGTCGCCGCCCGCGATTGTACAGGTATTGTTGATGATGTTCCAGACGCCACGGATACCACGACCGTCAACGTCAAAGCAGGTCGCACCACGGATGATGTCACCGATCATGTTGTTCGAGACAGTTCCGTCCGTCATCATCGCGGTGGAGTCAAGGAATAGTCCGTTGATCTCGTTGTGGTAGATCCGGTTACGATCAACGACGAGATTCTGCGTTCCCCAAATTTGAATCGCGTCTGCATGGCAAGCTTCATTGGTATTGATACAAGTTGACTGCGGACAAGAGCCGTAGCCCGTTAGCCAATCCAAGCAATTGCGGGTAATGCCCTGAATCAGGTTGTTGCGAATAACGGGGTCGGTGTTGACTGGGTAACTATTGGCGGTATCAGCGCCGAACCTGATCCCGACCGGCGAGTTATTGGTAGTCACTCCGTCTGCCTGGTTACCGCAGCAAGCGGGGCCGATGATGCTGTTGATGATCGACACTCTCAGGCTTGAAAAAATCTCGACTACCGGGCCACAGGTTGGTTTTCCAACGGCAATCTTTACATTGTCGAATGTGATGTCAGTCGCCTGATCTGCAACCTTGCTAGCACCGTTCGAGCCGTAATAGACAAACACAGCCTGGTTACACGCTGATCCCGTGATCGCCATGTCCTTGAATGTCACAGCGTGTGGCTGCGTGCTCCCGTTACTCTGCCCGACGATGACCGACAAGACCGTGGGATCAGTTCCCTCGCATCCCTCGATAACCGTTGCAGGAGTCGTCTTACCGGAGTGGAACTTCACGTTTTGCAAGCCATAACTACCTGCGGCTACGCAAACAGTGTCGCCTGAGTTGGCTGCATTGGTGTAGGCGATATCAAAGACGCCATCAGTCACGTCATCGTTCGGGTTGCATTGACGGTTAGCTGCTTGGGCTGCTGCGAGAGTTTCCGGCGTTGCGTTCCGCGTGCAAGTGCCGTTCGGGCTATCTGAGGCGATCACCCATAGATTCCCGAGATTGCCGCCAACTGGCGGAGGAGCATCGTTGCGACTGCCGATCGCTAGGCCACCAGATACAACGCCTACAGTGGCCAATACTGCGAGGGCCATCTTGCCACGAATAGCGCGGGTGTGACTCTTAGGACTCATCCTTGGCTCCAATTGAACTCGAAGCAATCCTCCGGAGGATTGCTTGTGGTGAAGAAAGGAGGATCATCGGGATTCTCGGGGACAGGCATTTCGATCTCTGATCCCTTGATGTACTTACCGGCAATTGCCTCCTCGTCCCACATGCCAACGATCTCCTCTTGCTCAGAGTCGATTGAAAACATCTGCCCTTCGAGCGGGCCGCCAACCATTTTTGCAGCAACGCGCATCATTGCCCCCTATGCGTAGTGGTAATACTCGATGCGCAGAATACCGCCGCCGGTGCCAACGATGACACGGAAGTTGGCGGGATCTGCCGACACGATCTCTTCGTGATCCTTGAGCTTTTTGCCGACACTGGAAGTCGGGGCAGTAGCTCCGTGCCAGTATCGAGCGAAATCTGTTGTTGGCGCAGTGGCCTCCATGTAGATCAAGGCATGTGTCGCGCCGCCTGGTACGGTCAGGGTCTGCGACGAGCCGGAGAGCGTGAGCGATTGAATCCCATCGTGAACTCGCTCATGCTCTCCGGCCAGCATGACCTGCAGACCGATTGGGACAGAACCAGCACCCGTTCCTCGCTGCTCCTGACGAAGCAGATGAGTCGGAGCGCTGGCTTCAGTGATCTTCAGGTCGAGATGCGCCATGGTCTATTCCCGTTCATTCCGGGGCGACCAAAGACTCGCTGCTGCGATGTCTTCGAACGCCTTCAACTTGATCTCGCCAGATTCGTCGTTGGCGTAGATGGCGAGCACCGATCCGTCGTCTTGCTCTTCGTAACGGTAGGCGTGAAGGCCGTGGTGCTCATAGTTGTTCCAAAGAGGATGTGGGCCCAAGATGGGCTCCATCTTCTCGTCGTACAGGAGTTCTCTGACCGCCTGCCCGCTCTCGTCCAGAATGGCCGTGCCATCCTCTTCGCGAACGATCCCGGATGCGTGGATCTCCTTGGGTGCGTCGTCGAGTGCCTTGTGAGCGTCCACGACGATGGTTGTGATCTCGTCCGCCGCCTGTTGGTAGTGCGTGGGGAGAGATCCTGAGCTGACGATTTTCTCTGCCTGTGTGCTCATGGGTTCGTATCCCCCTGTGCCGTAGCGGTGAACGAGTCGGCCGCAGCCGAAGCGCCAGCGGTGATGACTCGCTTGAGCCAGAGTCCCTTGAACTGAGTCGCAGGGATATCTGGGATGGACAGACCTGTCGCGAGCGATACTGCGGTGTTCGCGAAGGTCACGGACGTTGGTGCGGTGTTCTCGTTTGCGATGGTTGCCATCGTGGTGTTCACGGCTTCCAGCGCAAGGGCCAGATCGGCGGCCGAATCGGCCGAAGGTGTGTCCGTTGAGATCCACACCTTAGGTGCGAGGTAGGCGAGTGTCGCATGCGCGTTCTCCAGAACAACGCCACGGTACTCGGTGTCACCCGCTGCAGACTCCGCGCCACTGACGTCATCGAAGATCGTCGCACCTGCGTCGGTCGCTGTTGACTTCACCCCGCCTAGCGATGCGTTCGGGTCAGAGTTGCCCGATCCTCCTGAGAGGCGAAAGTGGATGTCGCCTGCAACGATCGGATTCATTTCACTCCTTCTTGTTCAAGTAGGGTGGGGAGCGAGCGGGGCAATCGCCCACTCCCCACGCTTTTGCCTAGTCCCCTGAGATGATCCTGTTCAAGCCCTGAACAAGTCCGTCTCGGGGGTCTCCGTCCTGAGCGACGTTCTCGGCTGCGAGCATGCGGTTGGCGAGATCCTTGTCGGTTCCCACCCGCTCCAGCACGGCGTCGATCGTCCAGACACGGCCCGTCTCTGGGTTGTTGGTTGCGAGCCATTCAGCGAGCTCGAATTCACCAAGCTCAGAGAGGTTGGCTTCTGCTTCGACCGGCTCGACTTCCGATCCGGTCTTGTTCTTGCGGTTGAGCTCATCCGTGGTGTAGAACGAATGGTTCTTCTCGCCCTTCATCAGAGCGACAAGACCAATCTGATCTACATCCAGGACGGTCTCTCGATGCACGTCACGAGGCTCCAGCGACTTGTTGCCCGCCGGATCGGTGACCTCCACGAGATACGAGAACATCAAGTCCCGCACCACGCGAGTATCCCCCTGCTCGGCGTACTCGTCCGGGGACGAGTACCCGCCGGCATCCGTCAGAAGCTGATCGTCTGACTTGCCGTAGAGAGACGTTTCCGTTTTGCTCATAGTTCCTCCTCTCTCAGGCCTAGCCAGCCAGTCCGACGAACTTGAGGACGGCGAAGCGGTTGTCGATGAAGAAGAGCGGACGGACAGATGCCTGCGTCCAGTACCGCTGCGTGCCCTGCTCGTACCACTGCTCCGTGGCGAGCGGCTGCTCGATCCGCATCTCGCCAGCCTGGTTGGAAGCGACGACGTACGCCACTCCCGCTGCAACCCGGTTGGTGACGAAGATCTGCAGCCCCAAAGAGGCAAGCAGGTCGTTCAAGCCGGTGCCGTAAATGCGCGCCAGCTGCAGGTACTCCTGCGGATTCATGATCCACAGATCGAATACCTGCCCCATCTCCTCCGTCTCCGCGACCGTCTGCGCACGGGCGAAGTCGAACCCAGGCCAGAGGGTGGAGTTGGAAGCAGACGATCCCGCCGTGACGACCGTGGACCAGTTGTTGCCGGTCAGCTGACGGGTCGGAGACGCCTGAACTGCCGCCTCCAGAACCTCGACCGCCCGTTGATTGATCTTACGGACGATCGTGTTGCCGAGCTGACGAACGTGACGAGCGAAGACGGACACGTTGTTCCGGTCACGCGCTTCCACGGTGACGAAGAACTTGCCGCCCCACTTCTCGACTTCGGCTACCTTCGGCGCGCGCCGCGAGCTGGTGACGATTGGGAATTCGTCTCCAGGAGCGACCTTGCCGATATCGCGATCGAGGTACAGATCATTGGCGATGAGCTCGTCATAAATAACGGCACCGCCGCTGACCCCTCCCGTGTTGGCAAACACACGGTCGGCGAAGAACCGCTGAAGGGTGAGATCCATCAGCGTCCGCGTCACCCGCGTAGGCGAGTTCAGCGCCATGTCCATCGAGATCACAGCGCCCGAAACTGTCGGAGCACCAAGCGGATGGAACACCGGATTGGCGATCGCCAGTCGAGCCTGCTTGCCCGCGTAGATGATGCCCGGCTGGCCAGGAATCATCGACTCGCTGGCTTCGACGCAAACGCGGCTTGATCCATCCGCGACTGCTTCGGCCAGCGTGAGCTTGTCGAGCATGCTTCCTCCTTTCCTAGCTGAGCATCAGGGCAGTCATGCAATCGACGCCAACTGTGGCATCGTTCATGGCAACCCCAAGCGGGTTGTTGGCATCGGATGCCGCGAATACCCAGGGGACTGCCCTGCCTGTCGCATCCGACATGATCTTGGCACCCGCTGTAA